TAATCGTCTTCCTTGAGGAAGGTCGGCGTCGGCATGCGGCCCCAACACCACGCCATGGCCGACTGGCCGCACACGAAGGCAGGAGCAATCTGAATGCTCGACCCGGCCGTCGCGTAGAACGTAGGCAGGCGGGTCGACAGTTCTGGCACCTCGCGCACGATCATGCCGCGGTAAAGAATGTCGCCGTCCTGGAACAGCGGATTCTTGTCCATCCCGTTGCCCTCGCGGGCGCGGGCGGTCTGGTCGTTGGTGATGATCGTGGTATCGCTGGCGAGATCGCGGAACTGCTCTGTACCAACGAACACAACAAAATACTCGCGCCCGCTGCCCTTCACCATGAAGGGACGGATTTTCGGGCTGGCTTTCTTCGCCGCCCGCTTCATCTGCAAAAGCGCAGATGCCGTGAGCTTCATCGACGACGTGACGTTGGCCGTCGAGGATGCGAAGTTTCCGGCCACCATATTGCCGAACGCATTGCCGAACAGCACGCGGTCGGCGTTGTCGGTCAGCCAGGTGTTGCGCTGGGTCGTGGTAGCGGCATCGAACAAGACGCCATTGACGCGCTGGCCGTTGGTCGAGCCGAGGCCGGCCGGAGCCGATTCGGACGGCAACGCGTAGAGCGCATCGCAGATTTCATCGCGATGAAGCTCCTTGCCCCAATTAGTCAGGAGAGGCTTGGCTTCGGCGAAGAGGTCGACGCTCGACTTCTGCTCTTCGTCGTGGCCGATCTTGATCGCGTTGCGCGCCCAATCGATCCAGAGCCGGTCGCCGTAGTTGTCGATCGCCTCTTCGTTGCCGACCAGCGTTCCCTTGGCGATCGCATTGTTCTTGAGTGCCGCGACCAACGGAATGTTGATCTGCTCGCCGCCCTTCTTCAGGTCGTTGATGACACGAATGATGGACGTGATGCCTTCGCCCATGTAGAGCGAAAACACGTTCTCACGCATATACTCGTAGGTGATCTGCTGACGAAAACGAATCAGCTTGTTGTTGGTCTGCGTCGTGGTGACGGCCATAGCCGTAGCCCTTTCTTCAAATGAAGGACCGGGACGCCACGCAGCCCAACAAAAAACCCGCCAGAGGCGGGTGATCAGTCAAGCAATGCGAGGTCGGTTAACCGGGCCAGACGGATTCGAAAATGCCGCGTTCGGACCCATCCAAGGCGCCGGAGTCGGCATTGCCGCCCCTGCCGGATGCGCCGTTCAGCGACTTCGGAATGCGAACTTCGGTTCGGGGACGCACACCATTGCCGCGTGCTTCAGCCTGAAGATCAGCCAGAAGCTGCTTGCGAAATTCCGGATCGGCCTTGAGTGCTTCTGCGGCTTCGGCTTTGACCTTCTCGCGATATGCGGTCGCGTCAGTGCCGACTTCGCGAAGCGTCTCCTGCTCCTGGTGCCAGCGCATCAGCGCAGAACCGGGATTGGGAGAGTTCCAAATCCGCTGAACAACGGCGCGTGCCGCAGGGTCTTGCGGGTTGAGCGATGTCAGGGATTTGTAAGCCGTCTCGAACTTGCCGCCGTGCGTATCAGCCGCAGCCGCTAGACTGCCTTCAACGAGGCGAGCATTGAACGAGGTCTGGAGGTCGTTGAGACGAGCAGAGTTGCGCTGGTCGTTCCACTGTTTCCAGCCTTCCGGATCGGTGAAGATGTCGGGCTCTTGGGTTTCTTCCGCTTTGGGCTGCGCTGCTTGTGGCGCGGGACGACGCTCGAAAGCGTCGAGACGGCCAAGCATCTGGTCGAGTTTGGAATTGAGGGACGTGAGTTCGGTTTTCGCCTGATCACGTTCGGCTTCTGCGGCTTGCCGCTTTGTCCGTTCCTCATGCAACGCAACACGCGGCACGCGGCCGTCGTCTTGCTTGCCGTCCTTCTCGCCCTCTTTGAAGCGGCCTTTGTCGTCGCGGTCGGATTTGGCGTCGGGCTTGTCGCCCTCGGCCTTTTCGTTCTCGCCTTCGTCTTCAGATGCTTCAGCCGTTCCGGCTTCGTCATCCATAGCTTCGAGCGACCGATCGTCATCATCGGCCTCCGCTTCGACAGCCATTGCGCCATCGAAAAGTTCCTTTTCGGTTCCGGCAATGGCTTCACCCAAGATGTCATCTTCACGCGTAGGCATGTGGTGCAGTCCTTTTCGCTGTCACGTTGCGATTGACGAACGCCCCTATCGCGGGCGGCGCGGTGCGGCGTGACGTGCCGCGGACGAACGAGTGATGACGCTCACTCGAAAGCGACGCGCCGTAACGTGGCGCGCGGACGAAAAGATGATCAGGCTATTGCTGGAAGCCCCAGGAATTGACCGCGACGGCTGTAGCTGTCCCGTCCGCCGTTGTGGTGATCGTGATTGCGGTATTGATCGCGCTCGCCGGGATGCAAGGCGTGAACTGACGGCTGAGCGTCACGCCGGTCGCCGTCGATGCAAGCTGATACTTGGCCGAGGACCCTACGAGGCCGGCAACCGTAATCGGGCCGACCGCAGCCGTTCCGCCGATGGCCGAAACATCAAAACCGCAAATGTAGGTCGTCTTGGTCGACACGGCGGCAAGCGTGCCGACAACGGCGCCGGTCGATCCCGTTGCATTTCCCGTGATCGGCGTCGCCGTGCCATACCCGCCATTTGCGTTCACGTCGCCGCAAGGGACCGCTGCGCCGGCCGCGTTGACGCACATCTGAACAGCGCCGGGGACCGTGCCCCCGCCCGCGGCCTGGTAACTGGTTTGTGCCGACGCTTGCGCGCACAATGCCGCGAACGCCAACAGAGCAAGTGCGATCTTCTTCACGGCGTGGCCCCTTGTGGCTGCTGTGGCGCTGTAGGTTGCGGCGGCATCGGCGCCAGCATGGTCGCCAACGTGTCGGCCCGGACATTGCCGGTCTTGGCGCGCTCATGGCCGATCTTCGCCGCTGTGTGGATGAGGTCGGCGTGGCCTTGCGCCTGCTCCAGGCCGTCCTTCTGCATCAGATGGTGCGCCATCGCGAGATCGATGGTGGCGGTCGCCTGCGTCGCCCCCGCCTTGGCGTTCTGCATTTCGGCGGTCGACTGATCTTTGTTGATTTCTGCCACCTTGCCGGCGATGGCCAACTGCTTGACCTGCTCAACCATCGGGTCAGGCGGCGGGGCTTGCATCAATTGCTTGATCTTCTGCTTCACGCTCGATTGCAGCGGCAGCAATTCGATCATGACCGCAGGCGGTATGGAGCCGGCCGGCATCCGAGACAGCACGTCGAAGCTGTCCGCCATCATGTTGGTCACGTCCGGCCCTTCGTCCATGATGATATCGACATCGAGCGCACCGAGATAATTGACCAGCATCGGACGGCCGTATTGATCGAGGCCCATGCCGTTGACCTGGACGAATTGCGCAACGCCTTCGTCGTCCGTCACGCGAAGCCAACGTTCCGAGGTCCAAAACCGCTGAACGGTGTTCCAAATGGCGCGATAGACGCGACGCTTCCACCCTGAATACGAGAGCAGGAAATAGCCAATCTCGGCCAAGCCCGGCTGCTGCAACAGGTTGATCGCGCGGCCGGAGAGATTTTGCAGCGATGACGCGGACAAAGTTGCGGGGTTGATGTTGGCGAAGGCGTCGAGTTCCTGAATGGCGTATTCGAGGAACTGGAACTGACCGGCGATGTCTGCTTGCTTCTGCTCCGGAACAATCTCTTTGTTAGGATTTTTCTCAATCCAGCCGTCAGGCCGCGAATACTCTCTACGCGCCCGTTCCACGTCGTCGACCGCGCCCTTGTCCGCAATAACGCGGCGAGATGCGGATTCGAACATCGCCTTGGAATGCGAGAAATTTATCTCGTTCTGTAGGTCTTTCATCCAGCGCACGAACGAATAGCGGTCGCCATCGTGATCGACGGCCGCCGCGAACATGATAAAGCGCGGCATCGTCTTGTTCTTCTCGTCGAAGAACGGGGACACGCCTTCATCAAGCAGGGTCGAGCCGATATAAAACGCCCAACACCACTTGCTGCGGCGCTTATACCAGTGTTCGATCAATCGGACCTGCTTCGAGGTCGTGTTGACGAACTTGAACTCGCGATCCGACATCGTGGAGAGCGCCGACCCGTTCTCCATCAGGCCTTCGATCAACTCTTCTTTGTCGGGAAACAACTCGACTGCGGCATCGATATCGAGCCACTTTCCAAGCCCCATGAAGCGAGCGTCGCCGAAGTCGTAGCGAACCGAACGCGCGTCATAGAAAAAGTCATCGCCGAGGATTTCGCACAACTCAATGTCGGGATCGCCTTCGTCGCCCTCCGTCAGACGGAGTTCAACGCCAGCAACAGCTTCAATCGCGCATTGCCGGACACATTCGAGATCGCGGGTCTTCCAGTCGTTGGCGTCGAGCACGGACCGCACGGTTGCGGTGGCGAGTTCGGCACCTTCGTCATGATCCGGCGTCCGCGGATATGCCTTCGGGTCTTGCCGCATCCGCTGCGTCAGACCGACAATGCCGTTGATCTTGCGCTGCACGCGGTTGACCGTAACGGGAGGCTGCTTGCGCTTTCGCAATGTGCGAAGTTGCTCTTCTGTCCACTGCGCGTTGTGGTAGTAGCGCCGGCTTTCCTTCTGCTCCTCGATTTCCGCCGACTTGTTGGTCAGATAGTCGAGATACTGCTTGATGAGCGTGCCGACTGGCAGAAACTGGCCGTCGTCATCGTTCGACGCGCCGACATTTTCGATGCTCATGCGGCAAGCCGGAAAAGCCGAGGGGCTGATCGGCGCGTGACGTAGTTTGTCGCCAGCCATTCGACCTGACGGCGCGCGCGCCACGCGTCAAGCTGAAAGCGGCACATTTCTATGCCCTGCTCGCCCCATTCGTTGCGGATGGCGCGCACCATGAGCAACCCGAACTCATGCACGAGCGCGCGCCAATCCGGAGACAGCGCGTCGATCTCGCTCATGATCTTGGCGCTGCCCGACTCGGCGATGCCCGGCGACATTCAGGGCTTCGCGGCGTTCTGGCCGGCAACGGTCTGCCCAACCGGGCTATCGACGGAAGCCGCAGGAGCCGGCTCGGGAGCGGCGGCCTCAGCTTGGCCGACATCGGGCGCCTGCATCGTTGCGAGCGCGGCCCTGATCTGGTCGCTCTTGGCGCGAAGCTGCTGCGCGATGGCCTCGACGCCCGAAGGGCTGGTGCTGGAAAGCTGCCCGGCAAGCGTTGAGATTTCCCCAAGCGCGGCGTCAATCTCTCCGGCCAAATCTTGTTCGGCGGATTGCAGGTCGTCCATTTCGGTTGCCATGATACGGCTCCATTGTTCGAAGGATGATTGAAAGAGCGAAAGCTCCGCCAGCACCGGCGCGAGCAACCAGCGGCGCAATCGCATCGCAGTTGGACGGTTCAGCGTTTGGCGGCCTTGGCCGCCTGCTTGTAGGAAATCAGTCCGCGCTTGGCGAGTTCGGCCACCTTCGCCATTGTGGCGCTCTGCGCCGTAGCATGCTTGTGGACGCGCTTCATGAGCGCCGGGTCGGATTGGATGTCCTGACCTCGGGCAAGCATCCTGGCGGCGTCCTGAGCCTCGTAGTCGTCCTGCGGCGGCTTGCCCATGAATTTCACCTTGGCGTTGGTCGGCGCGGCCGAAGTCGATGCCATCATTTTTCTCCCAACACCCGATCAGCCTTGGCGCAGATTTTGTCGTATTCGACCTGCGAGATCACACCGCGCTTGAGCATCTGCGCCGCGCGGGCCTTCGCGTTTGCGGCGTGCGACTTGTCGGGGACGGGGTAACTCTTGTTCGGCCCCGCAAATTTGCTCGCAGGCAGCTTCTTGCGCGCGGCGGCGTCGAGTTC